TCTTGATATCTTATAATTATTAGTTATAAAATTTTGAAGTACTACTTCATCAACTGTTGTTCTATCAATCAATGAATCAAATCTTGTATTTACTAATGCTTGTGACCTTGAATATTCTTTAGTTAAATCATCAGTAAAGTCTACCCAATCCCAACCACCTAATGAATTTAAAAAGACAAAAGTTTTTAATGTTTCATATTCACATAATTCAACTAAATTAAAATCAAATGTTTCTGAATATGGTAATGCATAATCTTGTTGAGTCTCATCATCAGGACCATTTATAATATATGTATCAATATTTAAACTATATCTATTAATTGTTGATGATGTTATTGCACCTAATAGTGCTGTTGGATTAATATTAATATGATATAAACCATTATTGCGAACTGTATTACCTGAAGTAAAACCTGTTAAATTATTATAATCATTTGCATTTCTTGGAAACAAACCAACAGGTCTAACTCCATTTAACATTACATCATTATTACTATATACCTTTGAATTAGTTCTAAAATAATATTCTGTTACACCTGTTACCATTGTTGATGGAAGTAATTGTGCAGTTAAAAATATTGATAATGTTATAGGTCTTGCTTGATAATAAATAGATGAAGAATTTGGAAAATAAATTGTAGTTCCTTCTCTTGGTCTATCAGTTAAAAATTCAATTAAATTTCTTGTTCCTGTTGTATTTAAACTATATACTATTCCTTTTGTTTGAAGAGTATTTATTTCAATGTTATTTGAAACAGCACTTAATATACTTACAGTAAATGAAAGTGAATCAGATGTTTTACCTGACATATTAATAATGCTTCTTGAAAATCCTAAATTAGTTTGAGTTAATTTATAACAGTCAGAACATATATCAAAATCAGCATCAACCATATCCTTAAAGTTCTTTACTGTTCCACTTAACTGTGTTTCTAATTGAAAATATCTTATACTTCCACCTGAATTATCAGTTGTTGATGAACATATATAATCAAATGTTCCCAAATCAGCTTCAGTAATTCTAACTGTATCACCCAATGATATGTTATAATCAAAAATAATATTAGTTGATTGATTTGTAAAAGCAGTTGCATAACCTGTAATTTTATAATCTAAATCATAATATGGTGTTGTATCAAACTCAACAGGTTTAGATGCATCCCATATCCATTTATCATATGAATCACCTTGCAATGTTCTTCTATTACCAAAAATATTATCATATGATTGAAAAAATAAAGAACTAAAGTTATGTAATGAATTTAAATCTCTTTGAAATATATTATTAACTGATGTTGATGTAAAATTTGGTAATGTATATAAGTCAGTTGAAGAAACTGATTGTAATGCATCTGAATAATTAAACCAATGAAAGTTTGTTGGTTGAAATATTTTATAATAACTTGCAATAAAATTAGTTGTAAATGAACTTGTTAATGCTGTAACATTAAAATTATATTGTGTATTGTCATAATATAACTTTGTTTCAATTGCATAGTTTGGATATAATTGACCAAGAAAATTAAATTCAGGTAATGTCTCTGTAAATGTAATTGATGATGCAGCTATAGTTGTTGAACTATAAACAATGACATCTTGTGGATAATCTTCAACTGATGTTAATATTAAATCAGCATTATAATTTGAATTATTAACATATAATTTATCATATGCATCAAATAAAATATTGTTATCTAATATCTGTTCAATAAATTGTACCTTCTCAAATAGAGTTGCTTCAATTGGAATATCATTGTTTGAAAATGTTGAACTTGTGTATGATTTAAAATTAATAATAAATCCATTCAAATTTAAAAAGTCACCTTCAATAAATCCACCATTAAGTGTTGCTGATGTGAAATTTATATTTAAAATATATTTATTTAAATCAGGGTTTGCACCTTGTAATGGTGTATAGATATTATACTGTATTGGATTATAAACAGGTGTTAAATAACTTGGTGTTGTTTGTGTAAATAATGCCATATTATTTTGCTTTAATTTTATTTGGTTTTACTTTAAATATTGCTGCTGATGTTTTTCCAACTTCATCATTAATGTTAATAAACAAACTATCAATGATTTCTTGAATTCCACTTTCTACATTATTCTTATAAAGTTCATCAATTTGTTGAAAACTCTTTTTTAATATATTTCTTGGTCTAATGCCAATTCTAAAAATACTTCTTTGAATAACATGTGCAAGTTGATTTAATGTCATTGATTTAAATTGACCTTTTGCATTTCTTGGTCTAATCTTTTTTCTTTTAATCCATTTCAAAATAATCTGAACAGGTATCTTTCTTGAACCTGCTCTTCTACCACCATCTAAATATTTTAAATAATCTAATGACTCAATTTTTATTGTTGGTGTTGAATCATAAACAACCATAACTGAATTATATAATGTTGATGTTTTATCTAATCCTTTAAATCTTTTTCCTGATGCTGAAATATATGGTTGTTCTAATTGAAATAAAATAACATTCAATAAGTCAGTTGCAAAGTCTTTAACAATTTCATCAAGATTAACCATATACTAAACATCTATTTTCACCACTTGCAGTATTAACTGTTAATTCAACTCTCCAACCTTGTGAGTTATCTTGCTCATAATCTAACAATGATAAATAACTTACATCTGTAATGATACCTTGATATAATGTTAGTATCTGTTGTCTTAAATATTTTACAATGTTTCTAGCTTCAGCTAACATTGAATCTCTCAATGTGTCTTTTGCATCTTTAGTTGAATCCATATTGAGTTGGTCTAATACTAATATGGCAATATTCCAATTCTCTTGGTTTGGTTGATTGTTATTAACAATGACACTAATCAAATAATCTTCCTCTAAAAAAAGCAATGGATAAATCTCATCACCTTCATTTGGATATTCAAATGATTTACCACTTTGAAATGTATTTATTGTAGATGCTGTGAATGTTGGTATATCATTCAATATATCTTTTAAGTTTTGAATTGTCATATTATTATAAAGTTTTATTTAGATTTGTATTTTGTTTCAATCGCAGTTTGGATTTTACTTTCAATGATACTTCTTTCATTTTTAATTGACATGGTAAATAAACATGTATATAAGTCCATCCTATTGACATCACTAATCCTAAGAACATCTCCATTAGCAAGGTCATATACCATGCTTGACCATCCCCATTTTTGATTGTGGGATTCCCAATATCCTGACCATTCTGATTTTGGGAACTTAGGATTGAATACACTTGGGAAAGTTCTTTCAGTCTGTCCTTTTTTTTTAAAAAATATGATGTGTATCCAAACACAATGTCAACAGTTAGATTCTCAATGATAGAAACTCTCTCAGACAGTTCAATTGATGTTGATGGGTATGAATGGTCAACTCCTTTAATTGAAGAGCATAGTGCCATTATATACTTGGTCATTGTCCAATGATTGTTTTGATTCTCTGTTATATAATAATCTAAATCTACCCATTGTCCAAATGTGAGTTCATTCATTTCTTTAATTAATTTATAATTAATATTATTGACATTGAATTCAAATACATCTTGTTCAATGTTCTGTGGACTTAATTCATAAAACCATTTTAATTCATCAATGAGTTTAGTAACAGTCTTAACATCTTTTGAATAATATAATTCATTGTAATCCATATTGCATAGAATAGCAATTTCTTTTAATCTTCTTTCTTGCAATGTTGCATTCTCATCAATGTCTGAAATTAATTCTAATTGTTTTAAGTTAATCTCTTTTAATTCTTTTGGTACTTTCATATTTTATTTAATTTAAACCATTGGTAATTTATTTTATTAATTGTTTTTTTTGAATGATATTTGAAATTATATTTCTTATATGTTTCTTTTATAAAATTATCTTTTCTTACTAATAAGTATATATCTTTTTTTTCATCTTTTAAATTATCTAACATTGTTTCAAATAATAGTTTAAAATAATTTTGTCTTCTATATTCTTCATAAATATAAATACCTGAAATATTAATCCAACTATCATAATATTCTATTTTTCCTGAAGCTATTATATCTTTATCTATTAAATAATAACATAGACAATAATAATCATCCCATATTTGTTTTTTAATTATTATATCCATTTTAGTATATTTTCATTTTTACAGGTGCATTCTTTTTAAATGAATGTAAGGCATATCGCATTGCATCCATACCATCATCATTTAATTTTATTGGTTCATCACTTATCTCATTTTGTTTTTCTTTCCAAGAATATAATTTATATTCATTTAATAAATTTATTGAGGATGGTGTAATATATATCTTCTTTGATTTAAGTGTGTTTATTCCATCACTAACATCTTTATTGGCTTTGTATGTTCGGTATTTCCATCTTGATAATTCTTGCATTATCTCAGGTCTTGCATAATCACAATAAATTCTAACATCCTTTGCAACTTGTTTCTTTTCCATTAATTGAACTAAATCAGTTGAAGTTAAAAATGATTCATATATAATCTCATCAAAGTAATATTCACCATCATATTCATACATTGCCACCAATGCTGTTGGGTGATTATATCCAAAGTCAATGCCATAACAAACTAAACTACCTTTAACATTACTTATTTGAAAATGTGTATAAACTCTTTTATGTGTTATTGGGAATTCACCAAGACAATATATTCTATAATAGTTATCATCAACATTAATCAATGCTTCAATTTCTTTTATCTGTTCTCTATTTAAAAATGTATTATCCTTATATGTTGATTTTATTAATATTGTTTTTTCAGCTTCTCTAATCATTAAATCATTTATCCATGATTCTTCACTTGGGTTAAAGTCAATGATAACTTTTTTCATTGTTCTTATGTTCAATTGAATGAATGCTTCAAATGGAATTTCATTGGCTTCATTGATAAATATTACATCATGCTTTTTACCTCTTAGCTTTTGTGGTTCATCAGTTGAAATAAAACTTATTCTTGAACCTGTTGGGAATCTATAAACATTGTCAGTCTTATTGTGATTGTTTTCATCATATAGTTTTAAATCATTCATTACTTCAATAAAGTCTTTTAAAACACTTCCTCTAATGGTTGGCAATGATTGTCTAATAACTGATACATTCTTATTGGTATTGGTTAAACAATAATAAATTAATAATTGAACAATGGAATATGTTTTACTTGACCTTGTGCCACCTTGATTAATAATAAAGCGAATATCATTGTCATTGAAAGCATCAAGATTTTTTGTAAAAATATTTGTATGTCTAATTTCTAATTCTGTCATTGTTTTTTAATCTAATAATAATTTCCTATCTGATGGTTGAACTTCAATTAACTTAACTGTTTTTAATTCCAATTGATGTGTTACTTGTTGTCTTTCTACATAATGACCTTTTAACTTACCAATGTCTCTTAATATTTCTTTTGCTAAATTAGTATTGTTTTGTTCAATGGCATCCATATATAATTTTTCAAATCTTTCAATGTCAGTTTTTAAATCTTCTCCAAAATTAATAATACTTCTTTCATCAATTTCTTTTCTTGAGTCTGCCATTAATTCATATGCATATGCTTTTGTATAATTTAATTCATCAACTATCCAATCCATTATCATTAAGTTTGTCCAACCATCATTGATTCTTTTTTTAATTATCTGATTGATAATATCTTCTCTTTTAAATGTATGTCTTTTACCTGTCTTTGTCATAATTCGGTGGGTATTAGGTTATTATAATAAAAAATATATGTTATTGGTTCTCAGCAAGATATGATTCAAAAGCTGCTTTAATTCTTAAAAGACAAGAACTACAATTAGATGGTTTCATCTTATGACCTGTTACTTGATTATATAAATCAAACAATGGTTGTTTTTGCATTGATTGTCTTTTGACAAAGAATCTATCATAGATTTCTTTAACTTGTTCTTTCATATTATTATAAAGTGTTTTGTAAGTATAGGTTAAATAATTGTTTAATTTTCAAATCTTCTTTTAAAAGATTGGATATTTTATTGATTGAATATTCAATTAAAGTTCTTCTCATAGAAGTTGCATTTGATATTTGAATAACTGTCATCTTATTATAAAGATAGAACTTAAATATTGCAACATGTATTTCTTTTATCTCATTGTTATTAATTTTCTCTTGAAGGTAAATAAAGACTTCATCAAAGAATAATGACTTGCCAATCTCTTCTAATTCATTTTTAGTTGAGTCATCTTCAAAATCAATATTTAATTCATCAATTGAAACTAATTGTACCTTGGCTTGTTTTTTATATTCTTGTTTAATGAATGATGAAAAAGAGAAATAAATATAATTAAGCATTTTCTTTTCAGTATCTAAATCATATTGTTTTTCTTTATTATTTAAAAATGTATTTGATATTGATAGATATACTTGAGACATTATTTCTTCAGCTTGTTCTTCACTCAAGATATATTTAAATCTACCATGTGATTTGATTTTAGAATATTGTTTTTCATAAACTTCAATAAAGTATTCATATGTTGGTTTTTTCTTAGGCATGGTTTTCAATAATGTAATTTTCAATTGCTTCAGTAATGTACATACTGCTTATTGTTAAGATTACAATTGATATAATTGAATATCCTGCAATGAATAATGTTATCCAAGTAAAATGTCCACTCAAGCAAAATGAGCAGTTTAAAACCTTTGATAAGAAGAATCTCAATATTGATACATCTTCAAAATATCTTGGATAATCAAGATTATTGTTTTTTTTCCACACTTGAATCTTAGTATTAAATAATGTGATACTAAGTGTGAAGAAAATTATTAGTGGTAATGTAATTATGTATATCATAGTATGTTTAATAAGTTTTGCATTTCATAATTGTTATTTGCATAAACCAAGTATAATTGATTTAATAGGTCTTTATTATCTTCTATTAGTTTTTTATATTCAATATATATTTTTTCATATGGTGTTTTTTCAATATCAATGATATGTCTTTGTTGATGTGAACCTGTTCTTCCAATATATATTTCAATATTTTTCTTTTTAAATTCCATTTCCATTAGGTTCATTAAAACACAATATCCTTCTTCTTCATTGACAGGTATATAATTGATATAATATGGTATTGATTCCATTTTCTCACCTAATTTAATTAGATTATTATATTTTGATACTTCAATGAATAATCCATCATTTTTAATATATTGAAAAGTATATGGCATCTTTCTTATTTTAGCATCTGCTACAATCTTAGTTGTTGCTGATGTGAAAGTACAATCATATCTTTCCATTGAATTTATTCTTGTTGTTTTTAAATTTAAAATATTTGCTTTATTATTTAAAGCAGCATTTAAGATTAATCTTTCTTGTAGTTCCTCCACAATAATTGATTTTTGTTGTTTGGTTTTTTCTATTGTTCTCATAGTCATTTTAATTTATATAGTAAGAAAAAATTAAACTGCATAAAAAAAGCACCATTTTCAGGTGCTTTTAGTTAAAATAATTAAAATATTTATTTATTTTATTATAAATAATGTAAATAATATTAATAAACCTATGTTTTTATATATTGAATACTTTTTAAATTGTTTTTTTTCTTCTTTATATTTTATTGTTTCTAATATGCAATTATTATATTTATATTCTAATGTATCAATGTAATTTGTTTTATCTAAAATTATTGAATCCTTTAAATCTAGATTTTCTTTTTGTTTTAAGATAACTGTATCTTGGTCTTTGATAATCTGTTTATATATTGGTATCTTTTTCAATTGCAATGAGGCCATCAGAGCCTGTCTCTTGTCAAGACATATCAATGTATCAGTTTTAAATTGAATGGCTCTTGGTGCGAATGTGATAGGTAGAATTGAATCCTTAGATAGGGATTGTCCTCCACAATTTAATGATAGAGTCAACACTAATATCGGTATTAATATTTTTAATATCTTCATTTACTTTTTGTTTATTTTCTTTTATTCTTTCTTGGTATTTAATTATTGTGTTATTATTAACTTTAATTATTGAATCAAATTTATGTATTCTTAATGTATCATATCTTGTAACTATAAATGCATTATTTTCAGGATGATTTATATCTTCAATGCTACATTTAATTAATATCAATGTGAATAATAAAAATATCATTATCCAATTATTATTAAATTCAAAACCTTGATTATTCATAATTTAATTTACAATTTTTATACATATTAAAATTATCATCTTTTATGTGACCAAATTCATTTAGGTCTTCTTTCCATATTATATTAACTACTAAAGAAAGGAACTCCAATTCATTTATAAAAAATGTATCATTAATTATCATTGAGATTTCATTCATATTTTCTTTAGTCTTTCTCTTGAATTGTAATACATGATTATAATCTTTAGTTAATATAGTTGAAAGAAGCCAATTGATTATAAGTTCTAATGATAGGTCAATATTGATAACTCCAAAGACTTGAAGCATTATATCTGACAAGTCATATTCTTTTTTTAAAAATGAATAGTAATGCTCATCAGTAGATATTCCATAAGTGTTAAGCATTGATAATAACATGTCATAGACAATAGGGTAATCTGTTTTAAATACTTCATATGTAACATTGGGTTGCAAAAGTTCTAAGGTCATATGATTATAAAGTAATAAAAAAACCCTACAAGAAAATCTCATAGGGTTTCACAACAGAAATAATTTGGTTAGAAAATGACTAAATAAACTAACCTATGCCGAAGATTACCGATTTCTTCTATTTCAAATATAAAGTATTTATTTTATATTGTTAATTTTATTATGTCTTTTTTTAAATTCTTCAAGTTGTTCTTTTGATAAAAAAGTTCTACCTGTTTTATTTAACTCTTCAAGTTGTTCTTTTTTTAAAAACATTTTTTCTTCTTTCATAATTACATTGCATTTAATTTTCTAATATATAATTCAATTTGAGTATTTCTAAAGTTTAAATATATTGAATCTTCAATTAATTTACCTTGAAAACTTATATATGGGTTAAGAATCCAAAATTCTTTTCTATCAGTTGTGTGAACTTTAAATTGAGCATATACACCCATCTTATATAAGTGGTCAAAATACTTTTTAACTCTATTAATTGATACATCAAATATTTCTGATAATTTTCTCAATGATGTATCTTGATTTAAAGGTTCTAAAGAATTAGTATTGAATTCACTTAATTCAATCATTTTAAGTATAATTTTAATCTCAATAGGATTAAATACATCTAATAGATAAGGTAAAATCTTTAGATTTAATTTAGTAAAATTATCAGGCATAAATGTTGATTTTCCTTCAGGTAATTTATTTTTTTTATGTATTATTGTTACATCTCCTGTTTCTTCATTTACTTTTGCAGGTGATTCATTGTGCTGTAATCCGAGCCTAACTTCATAATCATATTTCTTTGGCATACTATTGTTTTCATATATATAGTAGTTTTATTGTTAATTTGAATCAAATATACTAAAAAAAATAAAAATAAATTCAAAAAATTAAGATTAAAATTTTAATCAAATACATAAGTAATTGTATACTAGAGTTTTAATCAATTAAATTAAATAAAAAAAAATTATAAAAAAATTAAAATATTTATTTATTTCAATACTTAGAGTTTAAATACTAAATTGAAAGCCTTCCTAAAGAAGGTTTTCAATCCTCATACAATGATTGAGTATAGTATGATAGAGTATTCTATGAATGATGTTTCTTTTTTTCTTTATTTTTGTTTTTGATTGATAGTTCATTCAATAACCTTAAAAACTAAAATTAATGTATGAAAGTTCATTCAATCTAAAGTTCTTAATATTCAACTTTAATAGAATACTAATAAAGGTTTTGATGCCAATCAAAACATAATAACCCTCAACTAACTAAAAATATACAGTAGATATAGAAGAGCGAAGTTGTAACTATTTGATTTACAATTTATTACAAATGAAAAAATCACACAGATGTGACATTTTTGTCACACACATGTGACACTTTACCAATATTCCCGACAATAAAGTGTCGCAAATAATAATTCCCGACATATATTTATGTAAAATATTTTAATTATTTTTTGTAAAATACCTGAAAATTAAAAACTTTTGACTATATATTAATAAACAAACAGATATGAAAAAAATACAAAAAAATGGCTTAGCAACTTTTGCCTCTCTAATATTAGAAAAAGAAAAGTTAGTTGAAAAACTTAACAATAAACAAATTGAAATCTTAAAAAAGACTGAAAAGTCTAAAATTAAAACACCTCAAGAAAAAGCTATGTTAACAAGAACAATTAATAATGTACATAAGATAGCTAGTAAAGTTTATTAACAATGAATAAATCATTTCACTTATTTAATGTACAAAAACAAATTGAAGATAATTTCAATTTATTAATGAAGTCAGGAAAGATGTCTTTAACTTTAACATTGGAAGAATCAATTATCAGAAGAAATGTTCAAATTAATGATGAACATGATGAAGATATTCTTGAAATGAAGAGAGATGAATATTATAAGGATTATGTTTATAAATGTAGAAAATGTAAAAAAATTAAATCAAGAAAAGAATTTTTTCATACTCAAAAAAATACTTCAGGTATTGGTTCTACTTGTAAACAATGTTATAAGGATGAAAAAGAGAAAGGGTAGTTCAGCTACCCTTTTTTATTTTAAAGCGATTCTAGCATTGTTTATGCATTAAATACAATGCACAAAATAGGGAAGAACATAAATGTTTATGTAATTATTGTGCATTAAATAGAAGCTAACTCAAAGTGCATCCCATCAACTCTTGAAGTCCAATGACCACCCCAATTAAAATTAGCATCAGTAAAACATTTTACAAAACCTGCACTTAATTTAGGTTGTTTACCTAATCCATTTTCAAAAGCATTCACATCAATGGCAATTGCCCAACTATGCAAACTCATTGAATTCAATCCTCTTTTTTTCCTTATATTGAAGCAACCATCATAAGTCTTCAACTCATTGACAAAGCCTCTCTCAATTAGATTTTTAAATGCATTTTTAAGAGGCAATACAAGGTCTTTATTGCAATATATTTTCTTAGGTATAATTCCTATCTCAAGTTCAGTTGGAACATCCCACAAGACCATACAAGGATTACTTGCTGATGGTTCTCCATACTTCCTTAAACATTGATTTGATGTTACCATTAGCTATCTTTTTTAATATAAGGTTTAAATCTTTTATTTTTAACTACTATACTTTACTACTATTTTTTCCTCTTGATAAAAAATCTGTTAATTGACTGAATAAACTAAAACCAAGAATAAGATTAATATTTTCATCAATTGATTTAAATTCAGTTAATAAAATAAAACCACCAACTATTTTATGTAAATCCATTGGTACTTCAAAAATATAAATATTTGAATAATAAACAATAAGTATAACTGATATATATATTAATAACTTTGGTATTGTTTGATACATCTTTCTTGATGTAATTGGAATACCCTTTTTCAATGCATGATATATTGCTAAACCAAAGTCAATAAATACTGCTGCAACAATAATAAGTACAATTGCTTTCAAAGGTGCAATAACACCTATAACACTTGCAACTATTGTATTAAGTAAACTAATAAATTTATTCATTTTAAAAGTATATTCCTCCTAAATTCTTTCTATTGTTTGAATTACAAGTATCTTCTTGAATATCATTAACATAGTAAGTTGATTTATTATCAGTTAAGAATCCAATTAGTAAAGTTTTTACATTATTACCCTTACTATAGATATCATTTCTAAAGTATTGTAATTCATCCAATGTTATTGGCTCAAAGTCACCGCCTCCTGTTCTGCGAATTAAACCTGCATTTGCTATTTTAATTGAAAAATATGGGAATGCTTCATAAATTGTTTGATAGGCCAAATAAGGCTTACAGTAAGACAATAATGTTGAATAGTTATTACCTGTAAACCCTGAATCAGTATAGCCACTATTGGCATTAAAATCATTAATAAGACCATTATATAAATCAACACCTAATGTAGGTCTCAAATAGAAGTCTTGAGTCTGTAAAATAAATGCATCAAGATTAATATCAGCTACCAATTGTTGAACAACAGTAGTATCTTTAATATATTGCTGTGTAATTAATTTAGTTGAAATATTCATTTTATTGATTAACTATTGTTTGGTCTTGATTATTGGTGTTATTGATTTGATTTAAATCATAATTTGTTGGTACTAATTCAATATTACCAATATTCCAATCAGAATTATTAAAAATTGTATTTAATGCATTAACAACTGTGTTTCTTAATTGAGAAATAACTGTTCTATTAAATAAATCATAACTGATTCTAATTTCTTCACCACTTGAAAATGCACCTTGTGATGGTAAACCACCAATTGATGGGTTTGTAACTTGATGAGCAGTTAAAATTGATTGTTTAATTTGTTCCATTTGAGCAAGGTAAACATTATCTTGCATTACAGGTGTAACAAACTGTACATCAGGAGCAGTTTCGGGATTTTCGGCAGCCAAAAGTAAAACACCACCTGCATTATCAGCAGATTTATACTTTGATTCAAGTTGTTGTTTAAATAATTTATAATCTTCATCAGGCATTTGTGCTTTTAATGTAATAATCATAGTTGGACTATAATTATTTTGAAGATTTCTTAAATGAAATAGTTGTATTTCATGTTCAGATAAGATACTTTCCATTGCAGCAATATAAGATGGATTAGGATATCTATCACCGCCTTTAAGTTCTTTCATATAAACAAATGCACTTACATCTTGAACTGCATTAATATCATATAAATCATAAACTCTTTTTCTATTTTCCTTTAATGCTGTATTTTTCCAATCTCTTGAAAAGATAATTTCTTTTACATTACCATCATCATCAATATTACTTGAGAATCTAAGACCTGAATAATCTAAGTTATCAACATGAACAAATCTTGTATCAAGACTTCTAACAACCTTCATTGAAAATCCACCAAATAAAACTAAATCAAATGCAATATTTTCAGCAATTGTATTTAAATCTTTATTTCCAAATTTTAAATATTCTTTATAATTCTCTTCATTCTCAACTTTAATACCTTCACCCATAATACCATTAACTTTGGTTTTAACCAATGATTGATGAGTTGGTGAATTTAGATATGCTTCTAATAACTTATATGGATAGAAATTATCTGTACCCCAAAAATATATTCCATTATATTTTGGACTTACATTTCTTGGTATAATTAATTCATTTGCTATTGAACTAAAAAATTCTTTATTTTTACTCATACTTGTATAAAGTCTAATTTAAAATGAATTACATCCAAGTTACAATTGATTGACCAATATAATTATTAAACCTATTATAACTATCTGCTCTTTGAATTGATTGTTCTGACATTGAATCAATTGATATTTCATTATCAGCAATAACATCAATGAAGAAGTCTGCTTCGCCTATAGCACCTTGAAATGATGAATCAACATATTCACCTGTTGTAGGGTTAACTAATGTTTCATTGGTTGCTTTTAATGTAAAAATATAATCAGGAATTAAATGATATTCAATTCCATTTTTAAAATGTTTAATTAAAACATTTAAATTTACATATTTTTGGTCAGATGGTCTATGCTCATCAGTTTGGATTCCTGCTCTACCTGCTTTTCTTGTGATAGTTGAATCTAATGGGTGGTTTGATATGTTGTATAGTTTCATTGTATTTTATTTATCTTAAATTATATTTTATTCTATAATATTGGTGTAATCTATTAACTTCATCATCTGTTAATGTTGTATTTGTACTTATTACAATATCTAAATATTCAGTATTAACTGATGTTTTTACTGTTTGTGCTGATGCTGTAAGAAATCCTAAAAAAAATCTACCATTATTACCTGTAGTATTTGCAACAAGTGGAAATATATTAGTAATTAATGTACCTGTATATTTTAAATTATTAAATGTTAAAGTATAGGTATTATTTGAATTAATAACAAGTGTAAAATAATGATATCTTTGTCCTGAAATAATTGGTATTGCAATACTAGTAACTTGAGCTGTACTTACTGAAATATTAAAAGTTAATAATATTGAACTAGTTTCTGCAATATAAATAACACATTTATTTGCAATAAATCCACCAATAATTGTACTAAAACCACCACCACCACCATGTGTTCTGTAAGCTGAACTAACTGTAATTGCTGAAGTTGCACCTGTAGTTGTATTAGCACTAATACTGCCTAATGGACCTGTTCCTGAATTAAATAGACCACCTGTAAAACTAACAATATTTGAGTTTTTATTTGTATTTAAATTATTTGGTTTAAAAGCTAATACTTGGTCAGTTGATGTTAGACTTGTTTGTGATGGATATAGTGATGTTAAGTCATAATTTCTATTAGTACCTTTATTTCTAACATATCTAATTATATCATTTGTGGCTGAAACATTTGTAGTTGCTGCTGTATTTGTAAATAATACACTTGTATCATTAAAATCATACCATATTGTTAATCCTGTTCCAAGTATTTGTGATGGATTTGAAATTAATGTTGGAGCAGATGCTGCACCACCACCACCTCCTAAACTTGATATAAGATTTCCTGCTATGTCTCTTAACATTAATTTAAATATTCTAGTGTTGCTTCATTTATTGTTATGATATTATTTGCACTTGCTGTTCCAAATTGAAATGTAAAATCAAATGCTTTATCAGTTGTTGTATCAATTGTTAATGAACCTAAGTTATTTAAACCAACAATATTTTGTTGATTTGATAATAATGATGTATGGTCAGTTTGCATATATCCACCACCAATAACTGTTCCTGATGCACCTTGAGTTCTAATTGTAAATGAAGATTCAATATAAAAATTATTAGGTGCAGAAATACTATTATGTAAATTAAATCCTGATACTGATGCAACAACCAATGAACCTAGTTTTAATCTTGCAGTTAAGACACCTGCACTTGAATCTGTAGCTATTGTTCCATTAGCAGTAAATCTAAACTTTTTACCTGCAACTAATTGTGGTGAAGTAGGATTAGAAGATGCATTCAATATATTACTACCTACTAATTGAGTTCCACCTGTTGGAATTATTGATGTTTCAGTTGTTGTATTAGTAATTGTTGTAGATGTAATTACATTAAATAAACCAAATGATACTATACTAGCTGATGCACTTATTGAACCACTTGAATCTGCTTGAACTACTCTATTATTTGATGTACCTGTTAAAGTAGTATTATTATCTTTAAAAATAAATTCAGTTGATATATTACTTTTATAAAATTTTAATGTATTACCTGATGTTAAATACCAAACTGAACCATCTATTGCACCTGTATAATCGGTTGCTGTTTTATTAAATCTTAAAGGTGCAATACTTGCTGATTGTGCTTGAATTTGTAATCTTGCAGTTGCTACACCACCTACACCACCTATTCCAATACCTCCAATAGTTTGTTCTATTTGAATATTGGCATTAGTAGTCATATTACCTGAACCATCTGTCACCAACATCCTATTTGCTGTTCTAGCTGCTGCAACAGGTCTAACAATAGCTAAAGAACCTACACTAGTAGCTTCAAAACCATTTGAACCTGATATTGACCTAAATGTTAATGTATCTGTTGTTGCTGATTGATATATTGCAATACCACCACCTGCTGATGTTGCACCTGTAACTGTACCTGTTCCACCTGTTGAAGAAATTGTAATTGTACCATTTGAATCAGTTATACTAACATTTGAACCTGCTAATAAACTTTTTTGAACAATATTATTATTTACTACTGTTCCCGATAAAAGTAATCTATTACCTGTACCTGCTGAAGTTACACCTGTTACACCACCACCTGATGTACCTGTTAATGTACCAAATTCAAAACCTGTTCCACTATTATTTACTTTAATAAATTCATTTGGTCTTGATGTAATATCACCTACAGTTACAAAATAACCATCTGTACTACCTGTAGGTTTAATAATATCTAAAGTTGATGAACCTGTAGTAGCACCAAATAATAAAGGTCTAATTTGTAATGAAGTTAAGTTTAAATCATCAAATATTATTGATTCAGGAAATATAGTAGTTTTATTAAGTATATCAATACCTGATACTTTAACCATAGCACCATCACCTGACAAAGCAATAGTAGGTGCAGTACCAATAATATCAATTTTAGCTTCATTCTGAGCATTTTCATTGATTGTATATACACCTGTTATAGTATCACCTGTATTTTTAACAAAATTACCTTCTAAATTAAAATATTCCCAACCATTAGCACTTGAATTTACTCTAACATAATTACCACCTTCACCATTAGGATTTGGAGCAATAACCATATAACCATCAGGTAATGTATCAAATATATTTATTAGAGATTCTGCTTGAACTTGTGGTGAATATTGAAGTCTTGTTTTAACAGAATTATAATCATCCCTAAAATCAATACTATTTATAAAAAGTTCAAGTGAATTAGTATCAGTACCATCTTGAAGTCTTAAATTATTTGAATTAGTAATTACTATATCACCTGTAATTGGTGAACCTGATGCTGTTCCTGATAATGGAACAAAATCACCTGATGTAAATCCTGTTAAATCAGATATAAGTGCTAGATTACCATTTATTCTTGGAAGTATTACAGTATTACTTTGACCTGATACTTGATTAATTATTTTAGTACTTCCTTGTTCATCTTGATTATTAAAGGTTATACTGCCACCTGATATTTGAACAAAATCATTATTTGGTGTTGCAAAATCAATAAAAGTTGTTGGACCTGTAACAGTACCACCACTTAAAGGTAAATAATCACCTGATACAGTTCCACCTGTTGGAAAATTATCTTCAATTGCTTGTAAATTTTGATTTACTCTTGTAAATGCTTGACCAACATTTTGACCACCTGTTATTGCTGTAAATATATATGCCATATTATTTATATAAAGTTATTTTTAAATCCATCCATCATAATCTTCAACAATACATGTAATTGTTAATGCATTTGCTTGAATTGAAGTTAATGCTAAATCATCATAGTATTCTGCACATTCATTAATTGGTGGAAATATTGGAATTGGTAAATTATTTGTAATATATAAATAATAATTAAAATCAACTTGATATATTGATTTATTCTTTGTTGATAATTGTTTTATTATAAATCCATTACCTGTATATTGTTCAATAAATTGAGTATTAGTTGATGAATCAAGAAAATAAACTTCATTATTTTTAGTTACAATTAAAAAACTATATTCAGTATCCTTTAATTTAGATAATTCAATTTTATTCAAATAATCAATATATGGTACTTCAAAATCTAAAACTGATTGTTCAATACTATTTGATAAATTTGAAGATATTTTAGCATTGGAAAACCTAATCTTATACCATGACATTGGATAAATATCAGTTATAATATTATTATTAATTATAATATCAGCATTTTTTGAATATCCAACATAAAGTTCTTTAATACCTGATAAATAAAATTTACATAATTGTACTAAATTAAGACCGCAAGTTTTTGTTATTAACATATTAAAGATTATTGAATGTAAAATAATTATTATCTATTTGTTTAATATTATAAGGTGATGTTTTGATTAAATCAAATGATAGATTATTGTTTTCATTTGATATCTCAAAATTTATATTTGCAAATCTATATTGATTATCATGTGGCATTACACCATCAACCCAACAATTATCATTTTTATCAATAAAAAGAATAAAGAATTTTCTTCTCTCATTTAAATACAATGTTAATTCATTTGAAATTTCTGATATTGACAACTTAACTGCTGTTGAATATAGTTCATCTACAATTGAATAATCTGTTTGAATAGTAATTGTATTAAAATTAATATCAATCCAATTTAAATTTGTATAAATATCAACTATTTTATCTGTTTCAATGTCATGATTAACTTCAATTGATGATGTATAATCAGCAATATAAAATTTACTTACTTCATTGAGAATAAAAATACAATTTTCAATATCTTGATTTATAAAGCAACTCATATCAATATAAAGTAATTAAAAAAAAAGGGATGTACCATTGATACATCCCAATTTCATTAATAAGAATCCAATTTTTAAGGTGCTAAAGGTGGAGTAACTCCTGTTCCAAGAATCAATTCCAATTTCTTACCTACACCTGTCAATGTTACTGTGAATCCTGCAACATCACCTGCTGCTGCTCCTGTGTTGAAACTCAATACAGTTGCTTCAAGACCACCATCAGAACCAAACACTACACTTGCACCACCTTTAGTCTCAACAATAACTGTAACTTTTGCCAATCCAAGATTTTCAAGAGTTTCAATAGCTGCTGCTGAAGTACTATCATTTGAGAAGTTTACAGTTTGAAGGAAATACCTTCTACCATTTGCAACCTGCATCTCTGAAGCTGCTGAAGCTGTTTCAGGGTTAGTATCAAATACATAGAATCCTGAAGCACCTGAAGTAATACCTGTTACAGTACTTCCACTATCAACACCATAAGTGATATCTGCAAAATTTGCAACATACACCTTGCTAATACCTGCTAAGAAGTATTCACATTCTCTAACTAAACCTGCATCAATTAAACATGCCATAATTTTATATTTTTTTTTTAATTTTTTATTATTAATGGGGAGAACCATTACATTCTCCCCAAATTTATTGTTTTAGTTAAGTACTACTACAGCAGCAGAGTCAGCATAATTCGCATCAATGCGATAATCCATGCGAATGCGATACTTTCTATCAGCAGTTGTAGTTCTCATATCAATAACTGATACTGAGTTGCTATCTGATTCAAGGTCAGTTCCTAAGAACAAGTTAGAAGCAGCAGATGCAAAACCTTGATTTTGACCTAAACCAACTACAGGAACAACTTCTACTCTATCATCAAAATAAAGTTTAGTTCCGATTGATGCAGGGTCAGTACTTCTAAGACCTGAATAGATTCCTAAAGCACCTAATGCTTGAGAATAGAAACCATAAGCCTTATTTGAAATAAAGATTTTAACATCATTGTTAGATTTAGCACCATCAGACAATGCATCATATACAGCAGTAATAGCTGAGATAACATTAGCAGCAGTAATTGTGCTTGAAGTTACTTTTGTAGTACCTGAATCAGCTTTTGCTCTTGTATAGAAACCATTTACTTGAGTTGTACCTGTTCCTACAAAGATTTGAGTATCAATCTGAGCAGAAGCCTTTTTTGCAACATGGTTTGCAATAAAATCAGCAAGAGTTGGAACAACTTCAGAGTTATTCATACCTGCTTGCATCAAAGATGCTTGCCACATTTGCTCTAAGCTAGAGATACATGCTTCTTCCATAACTGAGAAAGAAACAGGAGCAAGAACTCTATCAACAAAAGTGATAGAAGCACCATCAACAAAATCACAAGAAGCTGCTTGAATCAAACCTGAATCAGAAGACCCATAAGTGATATTCAAAGTCTCTTTAATACCTGTGAAAATATTACCAACATAATTACCTTGTAGCATTTTGCCACCCATAATCATTTCTGACAAAATGATTCCTGCTTCACCTTTTTTGTAGTCTACACCTGAGACATTAATATTAAATTTTTCCATTTTTTTATTTTAATTTTTGTATTTTTCTTTTAATTGTTTTTGTACTGCTTGTAATTTAGTTAAAGGTTTATCAACTATAACTTTTTCAACAGATTTGAATTTTTCAACTGAAGTTTTTAAAAGGACTTCATACTTTGCATTTAACTCTTCAAATTTTGAAGTTAACTCAGTAACTTTTGATTCAAGAGCAATCTTTTGTTCCAATGAGAATTGTTCACTTGGTACTACTTCAGCAGCGATTTCTTCAGCAGGTGCTTCAGCAGGTGTTTCAACTTGTGGTTGAACAACACCTTCAGGGCCAACTACTAAATCAGAACCATCCATCAACTTGTATGTACCTTCAGCTAACACTTCCATTGTACCATCTTCTAACATCTTTGATGCAACCATTGTTGTATCATCAATTTCCACCATTGTACCATCCTCTAAAGTTAACTCAGATAAATAAGTTTTACTTTGGAAGACAAATTCAACTAGACTTTTAATAAAATTGTTTTTCATTTGTTTGTATATTATTATAAATTATTATTGTTTGTTTTTTCTGCTTTTTTATTTAAAGATTTATTCCTCTTATTGATAGATTTCTCAATTTATCAATAACTGCTTTATTATTATCATAGTGTGTATCTATATTTAGTGCAGCAATCTTATAAACTTTTCTATTATTTGAACCTGTTGCAAATACTCTATCACTTGGAATACCAAGTTTTTTTGCCAATGGTAACATAGTTATTTTACTTTGTCTTGCTGATACAATATAAACATCATCACCTCTTGCAATTCTTTCTCTTGCAATCTGTTGAATTCTTGGATTTGTCAATGTACCATCAAAATCAAAACTAATTTTTCTGAATTTCTCCATATCAAATAGATTTAATTCTTTTAATTTTGATTCTGCCCATCTTTTACCTGCTAAACCACCCCATAATAAATAACTGATTGTACCACATGCTTCAGTATCATCAGGATTATAATAAACTTCTGCTCTTGATAGATAAGAATACATTCTTTTAATAGTTTGAACAGATATTTTTTCTTTATTAGCTAATTGTTGTCCTCTAACTTTACCAACTAAAGTAGCACAACCATTTCTTACTTTAGAATTAAGTTCAATACCTCTCTTAGCATTGTTACTTACTGCATCAGGATAATCATTATATGTTTCAAATTTATCTTTCATCCCATTTTGTATGACAAATTGCACTTGATTGTTCAATACTATATCCATTTTTAATTTCAGTTGCTATACATCTACCAATGAATTCACTATGAATTTCACCTTCTCTAGGTTCAACAACAAATTCTTCTTCTTGACCTAAATAAGATTCAATAATTTGAATATGTCTATCAATAAATGATGAATCTAAAACAATATTTATACTTTGTGAAATTTGATTCATTAAATCTTTAAAATCATCAGCCAATATAATTGCTTCATTTAAACTATTCATTGATATTACTTTATTTTCTATTGCTTCATTTTCAATGGATAAAATTGCATCAAGTTGCAATGCTGCACTTCTTATCATTCCTTTATCATCAACACTAATATCCATTGAATTAAATGAATTAAATACTTCTATTGCTTCAGGTGCTAATTCAAAATATTTACCTTCATATCCAAAAATATTAATTCCATCCTCACTATAAGCTGATAAAATTAAAGGCTTTTTATCAAATATATCCAATAGTTGTGCTTTTAAAAAACCTCTATTTGGTTGGTCAAACATTGGAGTACCTGCTTTACCTATTGCAGGTCCTTTTGATTGTTGTTTATCAAAGGTTGCGAATATCTTTTGCCAATAATGTTTGCAATTTGGACCACCTTTATAAAACCATATGTCATAAGTAGAAGTGCCATTAGGACCAAAACCTTCATTGACCGCCAAATCATTTGCACCTTTAACTTCTTCATAAGTATATAATCTTTTTAATCCTAACATTTGTTTACAAAAATCTCTTTCAGCACTAGGACCAACATACTTATAAAATGTTCTACCTTTTTTACCTTCTTTTGGTAAGATATCACCTTCAGCATATGGAATTAAACTTGCTTGTGCAAACTCTTCTTGAAATTGTTGTTCAGTTATTCCACAATTAGAAAAATAATCAATTAAAGTATTTTCATAATTCTTTTTCTTTTTTTTACTGAATATAGTTAATAATTTATTTGTGATTGTTACTTCTTGTTTTTCAAACTTTTCAGTATTATAAGAGATATAACCTTCAATTGATAAACCATTTATTTTTCCTTCTTTGATTTTTGACCAAACTTCTTTATTATCAACCTTATATTTTGCGAACCAAGTTCCAATAGGCAAATCATTAAAACCATAGTTATTAGACTTATCATCTTTTGATTCTTTAATCCAACTTTCAAGCATTATTATTCCATCAATACTATCTTTATGATTTAAATTTGTTTTATTAAAGTTATTATCTTTAGCATATTGATATCTTATCTTTTCAATTGTATCTTTTGAAAACATTGTATAAAAGTTTCCAACTTTATCATTATATCTAAGTATAAGTTTATCAGGTATCATAACAGGACTAACAATAATTTGTTGGTCTTCATTAAAATAATTAACTATTTTTTCTTCTTCAGAGAATGCAACAAACTCTCTTTCAATTGCAGGTCTATCAACTAATGATATTAATTGAATTTCATCACCTTCATTGAACAATGCTTCATAAATTGGTATATTCATGTTTATATAAAGTTTAAAATCTTGCTCTATTTTCAATTACATTTACTCTTGACTGACCATCATTAATATCAGTTACTGCAACAAATACAGGTTTATTTAAATTTGCTCTTAAAAGTAAACTCATTTCTTGATTTGCATCAACATTTATTTGTCTTAATGGTACAGGTGAACCACCTTCAGCAAAACCTCTCTTTCTTGCAGCTTCCATATCATGAACCATTGAACCATATTTAGCTGATTCAACCATCCATCTTGGTACAACATATTCATTAGAATGTAACATATAAGTACCAACAGCATCTTCACCTGTTCTATCTCTACCTTTACCTTTCATTGGTGTATAACCACCTTTTGCCATTGGTTCATAATCACTTGCAAAACCACCTTCAGCAGGACCAAGTGCTGCTCTGTTAGCTTCAGCATCTTTTACATTTTTCAATGCACTAGCAATACCAATAATATTAGCAGTTAAGGCAGCAGTTACAGCAATGATTGCAGCAACAGTTGCGATACCAAATGTAAAGTCTTGTTTAGCTGCTGATGCAGCAATACTTGCGATTGCAACACCTGTTTGAGCAATTGCTAATACTTGAGCAGCAACAGCAGCTTTTTGTTGAATAACAATTGAATCTAATGCTAATTTTTGATTATCTTTTTCAAGTTTTTGTTGTGCTTTAGCTGCATTTTCTTCTTGTCTCTGTAATGCTTTTTTCTCTTTAACTAAATCCTTTGTTCTTTTAACTTCAGCATCAAGTTGTTTTAATATTTCTTCTCTTTGACCACCTGTTGCAGTTTCAGCAGCAGCTTGAAGTTCATCAATATTTTGTTTTCTTTGATTAATTATTTCATCAATAAAACCAATTTGTTCTTGAATGGCTGCAATTTGTTCAGTTAAATTATCAATTAAAATTTGATTAGCTTGAATTTGACTATCAATAGCTTGTGTTTGTGCTTGAAATACAGCATTAAAAACTTGTAAACTAGAATCAGCAATACTTCCAAAAGATTGAGCAATTAAATTAATTCTTGCTTCTGTTAAATCATCTATTTGTTTTACTGTATTTTGATTAAGTTCTTCTTGTGATTTATTTCTATTAATAATTGCAATTTGATATGCAGCATCAGTTTCTTTTAAACCTTTTGTTTCAGTTTTAAATTTATCTTCAATATTTTTTAATTCAAGTGCATTAATTTTATTTATTGCATCAACTCTTGCACTAAATGGTGCTTTAGTATTAGCAGCAGTATTTTGTAAATTTCTAATTTCTTCAGCTTTAATTAATAATGCTAATTCAGCTTGTAAATTCTTTTTTGTTTCTTGTGATAATTGATTTCTTGTAGCAATACTTTGATTTATTTTATCTAATTCATCTTGTGTTGCTTTCAATAAATCATTTTCTTCCTTTGTTAAAGTAGTTGTTTTAGTTAATTGTTGTAATCTTTGTTCAATAACTACTTTTTGTTTATTTTCAATTTTATTTAATAAATCATTTTGAGCAGTTAATGTTAATTCACTAAATTTTTGAGCAGTATTTATTTCAGGAAAAATCTTTTTTAAATTATTTAATTCATCTTCTGTTAAAGCAACATTATCTTTGTATCTATTAATTGATTCAATAGCTTTATCAAAATTCAATGTTCTTTGATAAATATCTGTTTGAGCATTTGTTTTAATTATTTCTCTTTGAGTACTTGTAATTTCAGCATTAATGCTTCTATATGTATCTCTAATTTTTAATAATTGCTCTGCCCTTTTTTCATTAAGAATTTTTTCTTGTTTAGCAGAATCTTCTAAAATTTTATCATTTTCAGATGGGTTTGCAAGCAATGCATTTTTTGTTCTTTCAAAAAGTAATGCCTTTTCAGCATTTATTCTTAATTCAACATCCTTTTGTTCTGCATCTCTTTGTTTAACTAATTCTTTTCTATATACTTCAAGAAGTTTTAAACCATCTTTGGTTTTATCAAATAAGTTTTGTCCTTGAGTTTTAATAATTTCATTTAAAAATTTATCTGAAAAAAATTCTCTTAGTTTTGGGTCTTGAATATTATCTCTTAAATTTTTAATATCATCAACAAGAACTCTTATACCATTTGATTTAAATCTTTTTGGGTCAGTTAATTGAACTGTTGCATTTAATCTATCAACAAGTAATTTAAAATCTTGTAAATCTGCTCTTCTAAAATCTGCTCTTAATTTTGCTGCATCTAAATCCCTTTGTTTAATTTCAAATTCTTTTTTAGCAATATCATCTAAAAGTTTAAATCTTTGATTTAATTGGTCATTTAAATCTCTTTGTAAAACAATAATACCATCAATAATTTTTTTCTTATCTTCTTCAGAAAGATTTAATAATTGACTTGTTTTAAAACTTTTAACTAATTGGTCATTAACATTTTTATATAATACAATTTGTGTTTCAATTGCTGCATTTGAATTTTTAATGAAATCATTTATGTCAGCATAATTATCTTTAAATGCTTGTAAAAATGTTGTGTCAGTACCTGCTTGTTTTTGTTTTTTAATTATATCTTCAAATAAAAGAGTAATTGATTCACCTTCTAATTCAATTATATCAGCTATAGCCTGTGTTGATAATTCAGCTTGTTTTTCTAAATTACTTAAAGTTGATTCAAAACCTAATGTTGCTTGTTTTTGTAAGTCTTCAATTTTTTTATTTGAATCTTCTAAAATCTTTTTACTTTTATTGGCAATCTCATCAAATGTATCTGTAATTCTTGCTGTTGTTGCATTATCAATTAAACCACCTGTTACAAATGATGCAAAATCTCTAACAGCATCAAAAAATGGTTGCCATGCTTTAAATATTTCTGCACCTGCTGCTTTAATTTCATCAAAATTTGCAATCAATGTACTAACCGCAACAACTAATATACCAATACCTGTAGCTATTAATGCACCTCTAACAGCTAATCCTGCACCTTTAGCTGATATACCCATTGCATTAAAACCTTTTGATAATGTATTTAATGTTGCTGCAACAATTTTATTCTTTGAACCAAATGCTTCAATGATACCTGTCAATGCTTGTTGACCTTGAATGATAGCACTAATCTGTGTTTCAAGTTTTTGAAGTTCTTGAGCAGTTTTACTATTCTCATCACCAAATGCTTGAACAGATACTGAAGCAAATGCGAATGCACCACCTACTGCTCCTACAATTCTACCAACACCTTCAAATTTTTCACCTATTGTAAGGTCAGAAACTGATTCATCAATGACTTTTAATTGAGTATTAACATCTCTTAATGATGATTGTAATTCATCAAATGCTTCACTACCATAATCAGCTTGTTCAAATGCTTGTTCAAGCAAATTTTGTTGTTCTTTTAAATCACCAACTGACCTAACATTAGTTTGAAGTATATCATTTAATTCAACTAATTGATTAATTCCATTAATCTTAATATTAAACTGTGTTGTAGTATTTGCCATAATATAATTATAAAGTTATTGCCAATTACTCATAGTTATTTTTTTAATCATTGATACATTTCCAATTTCTGTATTTGGATTATAATTTGAAATACCTAATAAAATATAAGTATCTGATAAATAAGTTATTTCATAAGGTATATTAAAATATTGAATAAAATTTGGCAATGGTATATATGCTCTTCCTGATAATAATGAAGTTCTATTATTTACAAATCCTCTATATGCTGCATAATATTTATTGTAGATATAATTCAAATCAAGGTCATCAGTAAATTCAGCAGTTTGAAATGCTAAATAAAAATAATCAGGTGGGTCTAACCATTTTGGAAACATTTGAATAAATGTTCCTCTATCTATCATTCCTGTATAACCGCTAATTTTATTTGTATCATAAATATATTCTAATAATCTTGGTGTATAATCAAAATCTCTATCGGTATTATATTGACCAAGAAAGTCTTGAATCCACCATTGAAAACTTGTTAATGAAGGTGTGTTACCTGAATTGGTATCTTTAATTGATGTAAAAAATAAACCATTATATTCAGCCAAATCACCTTTAGCATATACTGTTACTGAATTCCAAGGTAAGTAATCAACTGTATCTGATAAATTTAATGATAATCTATCTAAATTGATTTGTTCTTGTGATGCTATTGATAATAAATCCCAAGGTCCATTGCCTGTATCATCACCAACTTCAGCATCTGATACAATAAATGTTCTTGTTTTAGTTGGTGAAAATATAAATTGAATTCTAACATCATTACCATCACCAAAATCAAATTCTTTATTAGTTAATAATGGGTCTTTTGGGTCATATGTATATGCAAGATTGATAGATGAATTAACATACTTTGAATAATCAAAATCACTTACAGAATTAAGAATAAAATTTCTATCTGTTTGAACAAATTCATCCAATGTATATAAAAAAACAGTATTATTTCTTGGATTAAAATATGGATATAAGTTATATAAATTAATAAAATTCTTTAAATAATCTTTACATGAAACTTGAGGTAATGTTTTTTGATAATTTAAATCAATGTCTTCATTTGGATAATAAATATTCATGTATGTTATATCATTGAAATCTTCAGTACCTACAAATATATAATCACCTGTTGTAACAGATATAGCCGAAACAGTATAAGATGATACATTGTTATTTGATTTATGTATTAATGATAATGTGGTATAATCACTATCAGATTGACAAATAATAAATGTTGGATTTGATACATTTGTAACACCTGTCAATTCAATATTTAATTCACCTGAAAATCTAACCACATATCTATATCCATAATAAGTATGTGAACCTGATTCCAATGTTGGATTAAAAAAAGCATCAACAATAACATTGCTTTCATCTGAAGATTTAAAATAATCAATTTCAATTTCTGAATCTATAACTGTTGATGTTCCTAATGTACCCCAATTCCATTTAAAATCTTTATTTGAACCTGCAATAATTTTATTCTTTATTTCATTATCAGTAAATAATGAACATTGAACATTATAACCCATATATGAAAATAAATTCCTAATTGAATTTGCATAAAAATTACATGGAAATAAATCATCTACTGTAAATATAGTACCTGCACTAAATGGTAAAAATGGTGAACCAATGTTTGCTTGAATATTATTTCTTGCTTGACCATATTGAGCATAGTTATAATTACCATAAGTAATGAATGGTAAAACAAAATTAGAATTTACTGATGTTGCACTATTATTATAATAAAGAATTGTCTCTTCAATTGAAGGTGTATTTACACTTACAACTTGTGGAAATGGAACTGTAAAGCCTGTTAAATCATTTATATTTCCACTAGGTATATCTTTGGTCCAATTCAATGTATCACTTACTATTTGGCCTCTAAAACCTGTTTGTGTAATTGAATCCAAATAAAATATACCTGATATTAAAGTTGATTGATTAAAATCTAATACTGCATCAAATTCTTCAACCTTAAACTTATCAATAATAATATCATCATTAACAAAATTAAATATTTGATTATTATTTTTTGTGTATGGTATTGTTATAGTATATGTATAACCACCTGTTCTATCTAATGGATTTATAAAATCAATTGTTGAATATGATAATGTTGCATCAAAATTATCTTGTAAATCTACTACTTTATTATTTATTCTTAATGTATACATTTTAAACAGATTTTTGAGAGATGTCAGTTTGTGCTATCCTATATTCAATATTTAATTTATATTGATTTGTATTTTCAATTGAAATATAATCAATGCCTGTTATTATTACAGGTAT